TTGGCAAAATAGTGGAGATCCAGCTGCTGGAACGGGAAGTGTTGCTACTATCCCAGGCACAAAAACTGCCTATTTCAGTATTGCCACTGGAACGAACGGTGTAGTTATTGCAAACTTCGGCCAACGTGCCTTCGCGTATGCCGCACCAAGCGGTTACAAGTGTTTATGCACAACGAACTTACCTGAGCCAACGATTGCGGATGGCAGTAAGTATTTTGATGTGGCTCTTGATACTGGGGCTAATATTTTAAGCACAGCAACGGCTAAAACTGATAACGCTGGTTTTGTATGGATTAAAGATAGAGACAATGCTTCTACAAATCATATCCTGTTCAACAAGGTCAACGATCCAGGGATGGATGGTACTCCTCATCTAAGGTCTAATGAGCCTGACACTGAGGCTACATGTGGAACATATTCAGCTCCATCAGGTAACAGCGTGGGTTGGGCGTGGGACGCAGGATCTTCCAACACAACAATTGCTGCTGGTGGTTTGAATAGCTCGCTGTATAACCAGAGTCAAACGTGGAGTACATACGGTACTTTTACAGGAGATATTTCAGGAGATTACGATTGGGAGGGTGTATTTAGTGCAAGCATGCAATATGATGATGTTGGATCAATGTACTTGGCTAGTGGTACTGGCAAGTGGACTTTAACATCATCAATTGCCTGTAACTCTGGAGTTAAATTTTACGTCAACGGTAGTACCAGTATTACCATTAACGAAGGGTTGAGCGATGAAATCACTCAATCTTCTACCGGTTCAGGCTTTCACTATTTTACAATTCCTTTTAGTGGCAATATTTCTAGCATCAAAGTAAATACAGCCGCAATATACTTAATACGCATATATGTTGATGGCGCTGCATTAATTGATGCTGGTATTACGCTTGGTGGCACAGATGTGCCCAACGTCCCAAGCATCGCATCAACAGTCAGAGCCAACCCAAGTGCTGGGTTCTCGATTGTTAGCTACAGCGGTGTTGACACTCCATCAACCAATACAGTGGCTCACGGTTTAAACGTAGCCCCTTCTGTTTACATTATTAAAAATAGAACTTCTCAGTCATACCTAGGCTGGATTTTTAACACAACCGTAATTGATGGCTCTGTTGACTATTTGGTATTAAATTCCACTAATGCTAAAACCGATCAGGGGAGTCCTTGGAGCACACTTCCTACGTCGTCAGTGTTCACATTAGGAGCTAATGATGGAAATACTTGCGATGCTGGAGACGACTTCATCGCCTACTGCTTCGCACCTGTCGAAGGGTATAGCGCAATGGGTTCGTACGTCGGGAATGGATCTGCTGATGGTCCGTTTGTGTATACCGGGTTTAGGCCCGCAATGGTTTTAAGAAAAAGCTCTAGCTCTAATATTTCAGATTGGACCATAATGGATCAAGAACGAGATCCAATAAATCAAACAAGTAATATTTTACGACCTAACTTATCCAACGCTGAAGTCGCTGATCAGTATTCTTACATGGATATACTGTCGAACGGGTTTAAAGCAAGGAGCAGTGGGTCTTATGGTAACAATGTAAGTGGTACAACCTACATATATCTCGCATTTGCTGAAAACCCCTTCAAAACTGCACGCGCACGCTAACTAATTAATTATGCTTATTTTAAATGAAAAGCCCCTATCTTATGATCGGGCATTTACTCATGCTGGAATTCAATATCCAGCAAATTGGCTGCGCTTGTCCAGTTTGGAAGAGCGTAACGCCCTAGGTATTACTGAAGTTGCAAATGACCCCACGTATGACCAACGGTTCTACTGGGGTGTAGATAACCCTAAAGATCTTGCTGGCTTGAAGACACAATGGAAAGCCACTCAATCTGATATTTGCAATTCCTTGCTCTCACCTTCTGATTGGCGTGTTACACGTGCTGCAGAGTTGGGGCAAGCTGTGGCTTCAGATTGGCTTACATATCGTGGTGCTGTTCGTTCAGCATGTAATACACGACAAACCGAGATTAACGCTGTTGCTGATGTACCAGCTTTGATTGAGTTGTTGTTTGGTCAACCTACTATTACACGTCAGCAAACAGATGCTGATGGTAACGGTGTGGTTGAACCTGACACTCTTACTGATGAAGAAGGTAACGAGACTGCTAACCCAGTTGCTGGTGAGCCAGTCATGGAAACCGTAACTAACCCTGCCATTGCTACGGCATGGCCTACACCTATTTAATTATGATTACCCTTATCCGTCCAGTTCTGTTTTCTTTTATCCAATCTCCAAAGGTCAAACGATTGATTGTTGACCTGCTGCGGAAGTTGGCTTCTACAACAGATAATACAGTTGATGATCAAGCTGTAGATTTTATTGAACGTGGTTTGTTTGGTGCTGAGTAATGGAGTGGGCTAAGCCACCTGAGCTGCCCTCTCTAATGCTCCCTGAAGCGCCTAATTTACCTATACCTATACTAGAGGTACCAACAGCAGATTTGCCTTCTTACAGGCCACTTGTGGTGCCTCCTAACACGCTTAGGCCACCTCCAGGGATAGAGGGTATTAACTCTAACCCTGAATCAGCAGAAGAAGACTCTAATAGTGATACTTCTTCTACAACTACTAAACCTAATATTCCACCTGAAGCTCAGATCATACAAGTCCCATTTACGGACATTGAAGTCCCAATGCCGACTACTACGATCATGACTACAGCAGCAACTACAGCGTTTATCTCTGTAGCTGCCACCCTTGCTGCTACATCACTATTTAAATACTTAGTGATGCTTATGAAACCCATATTTAAGCAAGCATGGAACAAGATGACAAAAAAGGCGGGATCATCAAATTCATCGTCCTTGTCTGGTCAGCCGGACTCCTAACTGCAAGTTATGCAGGATGGATGGAAAAGATGGATCCTACATATGTCGCTTCTATTCTTAGCGGAACTCTAGCAACCTTTTCTATTTCAAGAGAAAAAAACAAATGAAGAAACTACTTCTACTTCTTTTTATTGCGGCTCCAGTATCTGCTCAGGTAACCCCTAACTTCACGCAAGGTTCAATGCAGTCAACAACAACTACCACCATTGATATTGACCGAACCATTGCTACAAACGTCTACGGTGGTGATTATTCATCATGGTCTGGAACAAACGTAACACCGAGCGGCGACATCGCAGACACCGCTACAACATATTCAGTAACAAATGCTGGCGAGCAATTTCAACTAGAGATTGTAACCAGATCAGCAGGAAAGATTCAAGACAGCCTAGTAACAGAAACAATCGAACAAACTACTGTTACTACATCCTTATCGGTCTTCTCTCAATAGCACCTGCTTACGCAGAAGAACCAAGGGTTCAAAATACATCTAGTCCTGTAGCTGCGGCAACAGGTAATGTGACCAATCAGGCGGTGCAATTCCAAAATACTGGAGCACCGTCTAGACAATACTTTGCATCAAATAATAGTTGCAATGGAACAACCATGCAATTCTCGCCCTTTTATATGGGCAATGATACTATTCCTTTCGATAATGAAGGGTATGTACGGAGCAATAACTACGGCGTACAACTGAACTTTTCTGTCCCACTAGATGGTGGCATGATAGAAACCTGTAAAGCTATCGCCCGTAAACACGAACAAAAGATGCGTCTTGACTACGAACTTGTTCGTGCTCTTAAGTGTACAGAGATTATGAAATCTGGGTTTACCTTTAGACCTGGTAGTCGTGTCGAAGTCTTATGTCATGACGTGGTACCAATTGTATCTCTCAAATAATGGAAGCAATCGTGGCTGCTGTCATTGCAATAGTCGCTGGCGGCGCAACTCTAAACAATAGATTACACAATCGAATAAATAATGTACATGATCGCATTAGTGGTCTTGACAGACGTATCGACGCTATTGAACTTAACGTGGCTCAGGACTATGTATCTAAAGCTGATTTATCAGTCATGGTCCAGCGTATGGAAGATCATATGGTGCGTATTGAAAACAAACTAGACCAAATTGTCCTTAGAAATTAATTATGTCTTACAACGTAGTAGACCTCCGTACTCAAAAAGTGCTTGGTACTTATGAAACTGCTGAACAAGCAGTACGTGCAGAATCACACCTAGTACATGAACCAGGTGAAACATGGTATGCAATTGAAGCACCCGTAGTAAAGAAAACACGAGCAAAGAAAGCTAATGTCAAAAAACAAAGCGAGTGAAGAACAATTTAATGAGCTACACAATCTAGTTACTACTGAGTTTCTAAACCGTGTTAAATCTGGTGAGGCAACTACACAAGATTTAAAAGCAGCTTGTGATTGGTTATCAAAGAATGACATCAGTGGTGTCGCCTTTGACGGTAACTCACTTGATAAATTGGCTAACATTATGCCAACTGTTGACCCAGAACTAGTCCAACGGAGGCTATATGGCTCGAAGCTCTAAACATAGCGGTGCTAAATACGCTAATGGTAACTATAAATCATATCAAAAAGCATATGATGGTTCCAAACTACAAATCTCAAAAAGGTCTGCTTTAAATAAAGAAAACCGCCGACGCGGTACTTATGGTAATGGTGACGGTAAAGATGTATCACACAAGAAAAATGGTAAAACATTCCTTGAAAAAGCATCTAAAAACCGAGCACGTAAAGGCCGAGCATGACCCCACTACTTCCAACTCCTGATCACTACCTATACAACTTAATAACCATGACATCCTCTGAAGCTAAGCGCCTTTGGAGGCGCAGTATTAAATTACACTTTGGCTGCACATGTGTTTATTGTGGAGAAACTTATGAATTACACGAACTTACTCTGGACCATGTACATCCTCGTTCTCTTGGGGGCGAAGATGTCAATACGAATGTCGTTCCAGCATGTACCAGATGCAATCAGGACAAAGGAAGTAACCATTGGCAATCATGGATGAGAGCCAAATTTGGAGTTAATAAACTCCGTGAAACACTCATTTTAAATTACATCAAATGAATTATTCATATGGATAAGGAAGCCCTTGATCTTATAGAAGGTGTACGAAAAGCTCTTGTCGATTTTGGTAAAACGCAAACTTCAGTCTCTGCTAAAAAGAAAACCCGAAAGATTACTAGTGAAGTTATTTGGTCACCGGCACCCTACTTGGATGAACTGGATAATATCCTAAGAACATCTAAAACTCAAGAAGAAGCAACACGGCGTATTCGGTCTCTTGTTAGATCAGCTGAAGAGAGTGGAATTGAAGCCATGCGATTTTTACCAGACGACACTCCGCACCATGAGGTTCAAACTAGAACCGGTGGGGATGCTCTGACTGAAGTTGACTATCGCCGCACTGGTCCTATCATTCAAAGGTTGTCAGAAAAGCATCAACGGACTTTTGGTAGCACCACAGGTCCGACTGGCAACCTTCCTGCTGAACTGAGTTTGTCTAATGCTGCTCATAAATTTGATGACAAAGCAACTGGTCTAGAACGTCAGTCTGGTATTGGTAAAATCATTCCTAAAGAAAGGACCGCTCACCCTAGAGGTACAGCAGGTTTTGCCAATATGAAAGGCGTAGACATGACATCTGATGCTGCTATTGAAGCTAATTTGGATAAAAAGATAACAGAACAAATTGATATTGCTAAAACAGCTATTGAATCTGATGCTCCTAGGCAAGATGCTGTTAGGAAACTATTTCCTGGTGCTTATCAAGGTACTGCAGATGACGTTGCAAAAGCTAGACCTATTCTTACTCCAAAGAATACACCAGACTTGATGGCAACTTATCGAAAACTTGTACCTAGTGCTTTTAATGGTAGTTTTCGTATGTCCTTTTTTGGGTTAGATCAGATTGCTAATAATATTGTAAAAAACCCAATGGCCGCTATTGCTGGTGCCGCCGGTTACCTAGATCCAAGTGCAATAACATCTGCTCTTCAAGGTAAATATCGTGAAGCAGTTCTTCAAACAGGTTTTGGAGCCGCAGCTGCTTCTGGAATTTCACAAGGATTAAAAAATATTACTAGTTTAGATAAAGCACGTGCTCTTTCAACAGTTAATAAACTTGCACCAAGAGTTGTTAATGGATCTATCCGAATGGGTGCCGCTCAAGCAGCTGGTAGAGGTGGTCCATATGCTTTAGCTGCATATACTGCTTATGAATTAACTGATGCAGTTACTCGTGGTATTACAGGAGAAGGTGCTATTAAAGGTTTACAAAAAGCTGGTCAAAGAGCAGAACAAGAAAAAGAAGAACTCCGCGAACAAGGTTATTCTGAATATGAATTACGCAGACGCGCTAGAACGGGCTACAGGAAGCCTTAAACACACCCTACGCTAGATTGTACCTATGAACACTTTAGACCTCCTTAAAGACGATTTTAAGCTATTCTTACAGGCTTTATGGAATGAACTCGACCTACCAAATCCT